GTTATTGATTTATTCCCTGATTATTTTGCTGTTGATTATTTGAATGGAGCTTTTAAGTCAATAGGCTATAACTTTTCAAGCTCATTTTTTGAGGCTTCTGATAAAGCTAATTTAATAATTCCCTTTTTTGGTAATAACTTTAGAGATTTTGACAGAGTAGAAACTAATACAGCTGTTGTTAAAATGGATAGTTCGGTAACTAATTTTGACAACACTTTTACAATAGACGGTACGGCACTAACTTTAGACCAAATATTTTTTGAACATAAATTACTAAACTATCAAGGTACATCATTTACAGGTGGTAGGGTAGATTTTTCTTCACAAATAAAGGTAGCTGATTACGATGACACTCCAAGCCCTTTAAAAGATGCTGCAGGTAATTTTGCTTCTAACCAGTATGTTGTGCCTTATGATAATAAATATACGGTAGGAGGTTTATTAGACTATACAATAACATACAATCCAAATGACACTTGGGATAGTTACTATATAGACCATAGAGTAAAAGTTACAAGAGGCTCGCAAAATATTTATTTATTTGCTTACACTAATAACACAACAACAACTACAACAGTATTAAGTAGCACAAGAACGCAGGTAAGAACAACAGCTAACTTTAATACAGCTTGGTTTGCTTTGCAGGCTGGAGATGTTTTAGAATTAACATATATGTTTGTAGTAAAAAAAAACGCAGTAACACCTACAACTTATTACTTTAGTTTATCACATCAAAATTTACCAATAACATTTAAGCCTTACAACTTTTTTCAAGAAGGAGATACTTTTAATTGGAAAGATGTATCAGATGATAAAATTAGTTTATTAGACATTGTTAGAGATATTGGAAAGGTTCATAATATAGTTTTTAGAGTTGACAGGAAAACTAAAACAGTATATGCAGAAACAAGAAACGACTTTTACAATGAACTGACAACAGCAGAAAACCATACTGATAGATTAGACCCATCAAAACAATTTGAGATAACTTACAATTCATCTTATTATAAAAGAAATCATACCTTTAAATATAAGGAAGATGACAAGGATGATTATTTAAAAGCAAGAAATGATGAGTTAGATGATGAATGGATGAGTTATGCTCACGCTTATTCAGATAAATTTAAAGAGGGCGTTTCTAAATTGGAAACAAAGGTTATAGGAGCTACTTATACAGTATTAGACACTTACTCAGGGTCTAACTTCCCATTTTATACGGCAAGAATGTGGAATGATGAAACATTACCCCCAGCTTCAACTAATTTTAGCCCAAGACTATTGTACTTTAATTATAATTCACAGCAAACAATAGACGGTCAAACTTGTGACTTTCAATTTGCTTCTGAATCATCAAAAAGAACAACAATACCTTATGCTTTACCGTTTCCAGTAGTTCAAGATGGAATTACATTAGCAAGTGTAGATGGTGTATTAAGCTTTAAGGATGTTGATGGTGGCGATGGACTTTGGAAATCTTTATTTTCTGTTACAGCTAATGAAATAGTTGAAGGTAAGAGAGCAAAAGTGTATTTTAAATTTGATTTAGTTGATTACCAAAGTTTTGACTTTAGAAAAGTTATTTATATAGATAATAGATACCCAGAGTTAGAGGGGTATTGGAGAGTAGAAAAAGTAATAAACTTTAAGCCAACATCAAGAAGTATAACAACTCAATTTGAGATAATACAAGCTAAAAACTTTGAAGCATTAACAAAAAATTCAAAATCAGGGATACAAACAGAAACTGGTAACGACACATTAAGTAACAACTATTTTCAAGTGGGCTCTCAAGTAGATGTTATTAACTCTTCTTCAAACACTCAAAGAAGCGTAAATACTGGCAATAATAACCAAGTAGCAGATGATAGTAATATAGTATTTGGTAATAATTTAAGAGTTACAGGCTCAAATCAGGTTGTTATGGGTCGTTTTAATGCTGATGTTTCCTCTGATTTATTTCAATTAGGAACTGGAAGTGGAGATAATGACACTAAAACACTAATAAGAGTAGATGAAAATGGCAATACATTTTTTAACGGTGTTCAAATAATAGATAATACTGGTTTGTCAGGAGGGCTAATAGTAGATATTTCATCAGACATAACAGCCGATGAGATTGTTGATACATATTTAGTAGATACTTCTGGAGGAAATGTTACTATAACACTCCCAATGGATGTTTATATAGGTAAAACTTGGAATATTAAAAAGATGACATCAGCAAATAATTTAAAAATAGAAGGAGATAGTGATGGTATGGGTAGTAAATACCCAATAGACGAAGACACAGCTGGAGTTACAATATCAACTCAATATGATGTTAGGGCAATTAAAAAAAGTAATAACAATAAATTTATTATAGTTTAGTAATGGCAGATAAAGTAGTAGGAATAAAAATAGATGTCCAAGATTCTGGTAGGCTTAGCCAATTAGAACAGAACTTAGTTAAATTAGGACAAAGAAGGAGGGAACTTAATAAATTAGTAAGAGAAGGCACTACCTTAACAGATAGAGAAGCAAAAGAATTAGGAGAGTTAGGAACTCAAGCCCAAGCAACAAGAAACAAAATAAATGACTTAAAGAATGGTATATTAAAGCAAAATGATGCTTTAAAAAAGAATAGTGGTTTTGTAGCAGGCATTCGCAAGGGTATAGGTCAATGGGCTACTTCAATGATTGGTATTACTGCAGCAATAGCAGGGGTTACAAAATTAGTAGGGGATGCTGTTAGAATTATAACAGACTTTGATAAAGCAAATAGTAAACTTCAAGCTGTATTAGGTGCTACTAATGATGAAATGAAGATAATGAGCGACCAAGCTAAAGAGCTTGGTGCAAGCACAGCATTTACGGCAAGCCAAGTAACAGAGCTTCAAACTGAATTTGCAAAGTTAGGTTTCCCAGTTGACGACATACAAAATATGACTGAAAGCACACTTAATGCAGCAGCAGCATTAGGTAGTGAGTTAGGGGAGCAAGCAGCACTATCAGGAGCAGTATTAAAGCAATATGGTTTAGATAGCTCGGAAGCTGCAAGGGTTAATGATGTGTTAGCAAAGTCAGCGAGTAGTTCAGCTTTAGACTTTCAAAAGTTAGCAACAGCTTTACCAATAGTGGGAGCGACAGCAAACACAGCGGGGGTAAGTTTAGAAAGAACAACTGCATTATTGGGTACTTTATCAGATAGAGGTTTAGATGCGAGTTCAGCGGGTACAGCATTAAGAAACATATTTTTAGAATTATCTAAGCAAGGGTTAACTTTTGAGGAGGCAATGTCGCAAATAAACAACGCTACTGATAAGAATGCGGTAGCTATGGATTTATTTGGAAAGAGAGGAGCGACAGCAGGTGTTATATTGGCTGAAACTGGCGTGAGTGTTGGAGAATTAGAGGCTAAATTAATAGATGCAGAAGGAGCAGCACAACAAATGGCTGACACAATGCTTGATAATTTAAGTGGAGATGTCACTAAGGCTAGGTCTGCTTGGGAGGGTTTTATATTATCTTTAGAAGATGGAGAAGGGGTGTTATCTCAAGTTGCTAGGAGTATTACACAGGAATTTTCCAATACTTTAGGGATTTTAACTAAAATAAACGAAGGTAATTTTGCTGCTGGCGGATTGTTAGCTTTAGAAAAAGCTGGTTTTGATACCACTAAATCATTAGATGGATTAGGTTTGTCTTATGAGCAGATAGCAAAAGCAACAGACAATAATTCTGTTCTATTAGATTTAATGTCCGAAAGATTAAGGAATGGCGAAATAACAATAGAAAAATATAGAAAGGGGGTTGAGCTACTTGCTAATGGTTGGAAAAGAGCAAGTAAAGACATAAAAGAGGGTCAGGAAGAAATTGCAGCAACAGACACAGTAATAGAAGAAAGCACAGAGTTAACAGATAGAGAAATTGCAGCTATAAATGAAAAAGCAAGAAAAAGAGCAGAAGCTCAAAGAGAAGCACAACGAAAAGCTTTAAGGGATATTGAACAACAAGAAGCTCAAGATTTAGAGGGAGAAGAGGGTATGTCTTTAGATGATTTTGATGCTATAATTGAAAAAAATGAGAATTTATTAGCATTAGACCAAGAATTTTTAGATGCTGAAAAGGCTCAAAGGGAGCAGGCTATATTTGATGAAATTGAAGCAGAAGAAGAAGCAGCCAACAAGGTTAGGGAGTTTGAGAGATTAAAAAGAGAAGCAAGGAATAAAACTATTGATGCAATAGGAGCTTCATTGTCTGCATTATCATCTTTAGCAAAAGAGGGTAGTGCTGAACAAAAAGGGTTAGCAACATCTGCCGCATTAATTCAGACTTATTTAGCAATAAATAGAACATTAGCAGCATTTTCAGGTGTACCAATACCGGGTTATGCTTTTGCACAAGCAGCAGCGATTGGTATAAGTGGGTTTGCCAATGTAGCAAAGATTAACGCTGTTAAAGCTCAAAGAGGTATGCTAATACAAGGTAATTCTCACGCTATGGGCGGAGTTCCATTTTCGGTTGATGGACAATTAGGTTTTGAAGCAGAAGGAGGAGAGGCTATAATAAATAAAAAGAGTACTCAAATGTTTAGACCTTTACTGAGTGCTATTAATGAAGCTGGAGGTGGTGTTTCTTTTGCTAAAGGTGGTAAAATAAAGAAGTTTCAAAATGGGGGGATACCTAATAATTTGAGTGTATCATCTGCACAACAGGGATTTTTGCAAAGACAATTAAACTTAGAAGAGTTTTCAAGTACTATTATAGAAGGTATAAATAATAAACAAGTTATAAATGTAGCCTCAAACACAAGTGATGTAGCTACGGAGGTTTTTAATACACAGTCAGAAGCAACTTTTTAATTATGATGATAGATGAAAAAACAAAAGAAAAACGTAGAAGTATCTGCCAAGTTTGTCCCTACAAAAGAGGAAACTTCAAATTATTCGGTATCACTTTATTTAAAAGAATACCACAATGTAAAGTTTGTAAGTGTTCTATATTATTAAAATCAATCTTTAAAGATAGTAAATGCCCTAAAAATAAATGGTAAGAGATAAAGCATTACAAATAAAAGATAAGCAACCATACATTGACGCCTTAAATGAGATTAAAAAAATAAATCCCAACAGAAAGAAAGTAGCTCTTTTAATAGACACTTACAATGAGCTTAAAGGCTATGAGTTATTTCATATAGATAGCTTCTTTAAGTGTGGTGATTGCAGAAGAAATATAAAAAACTTTTGGACTAATATAGTTAATGAATGGAGCAAATAATAGTAAAGGAGCTGTTAAATAAATATGGCATAGATGCCGATAAAAAAACGGTTAGTTCATTTGTTAAAATAATTCAATTAGGCTTTAATGCGACTTGGTTAAAAAACTCTTGCATAATAAAAGATTTTGACACTATGTATAAAAAAGGAATGACAAACACAGCTATATATGTAGAGTTAGGAATAACATATAAAGCTCATCATGATTCTATTAGGAGAATAGTAGCAAATAGAAAAGATTACGAACTATAATTTTAATGTACTATTTATGTACAAAATATAGTTTTGTATATTAATAATTTTGTAATATAATATTTTATGAATATGATATTTAATAAAAAAGAAGATTACACAGAGTTAAGTATTAACGATGAAATCGGCTTTTGGGGGATAAGTCATCAAGACTTTACAAATCAATTAAAAGATGTTGACGGAGATATTAAGTTAAACATTGCCTCTTATGGCGGTGTTGTTACTGACGCCTTTGCAATATATAACTCCTTAAAATCTCATAAAGGTAGAGTTGTAGCTAATATCTATGGAGATTCAGCAAGTTCAGCGACCTTAATAGCTATGGCTGCTGATGAGATTAGAATTGCTGATAATGTTATGTTTTTAATCCACAATGTTTGGGGAGGGGTTACAGGAGAAGCAGATGATTTAAGAAAGTATGCCGACGATATGGATAAAGTAAATGCTAATATAATTAATGTTTACAAGAAAAAAACAGGACTGAATAAAAACACAATTAAAGCTTTAATGAATAAAGGGGATTGGATGACAGCAAAAGAGGCTAAAGAGAATAAGTTAGTTGATGAAATAGTAGAACCTGAAAAATTATTTAACAGAAGTGAAGCGTTGTTAATGAATAGTGTAAATGCTGAAATGAAAGCAGCATTATTAGAAAAAGTAAATAAATTAAATAATAATAAAAATCAATCAGAAATGAACGAAGAAACAAAAGGTTTCTTAGCTACTTTGAAAGATGACATTCTTAACGCAATTAAGCCTAAAGAAGAAGTTGTTGTTGAAGAAGTTGTTGAGAACAAAGAGGAAGCAATCTCAAAAGATGATGTTTCTGAAATGGCTAATTCATTGAAAGCAGAGTTTGATAGTACTATATCTGCAAAAGATGCTAAAATTGCAGAACTTGAAGCGAAAGCAAATGAGGCTGCTGAATTAAAAGCTGAATTAGACAAATTAAAAGCATCTAAAACAGAAGTTAAAGGAGAAGAAAAATCTCCAAATGTAGAACTACAAGCTAAAGAAGAAGGTAAGCCTTTATTTAACTTTTTGGCTAATAAATTAAACGCATAAGAAAATGGCAAATGCAGCAACTACAAGTTTTTCAGTAACATATAACGGTAAATTCGTTACTGATTTATTTTTAAAACCACAAGAAGGTGGTCAAGATATTTTTTCAATTTACCGAGTAATGCCAAATGTAGTGGATAAGGAAAACATTTATATTACTGGAAATTTATCAAAAATATTAAAAGGTAAGGAAGGATGTGGATTTTCATCAACAGGGGATTTTGAGTTAACAGACAGACAAATCCAAACAGAAAGAATCGGGGCAGACTTAGAGCAATGTTGGTCAGCTTTTGAAGGAGAAGTTTTTGAAGAATCTTTAAAGCAAGGTGTTCAAAAAGGAGATATTCAAGGGACTTGGCTTGAAACAACAATTAGAGCTAAGATTATGGATGCTTTAGCTTCTGATATTCCACGTTTACAATGGTGGGCTAAAAGTGGTGCTTTAAGTGCTGATTACGACCCATTTGATGGTTGGATGCAGAACTTCTATGACAACTCTGCAACAATGGGACAATATGCAGCTACATCATCTATAAGTGGAGCTGAAAGTTTAGGTGTTTTACAAACTGATGGAGCTTTAAAAATCTTAAAAAGTATGTATGCTAATCGTACAAAAACTTTAAGAGAGCTGCCAAAGTCAGACCAAAAAATCTACACTACTCAAACAATGTATGACAACCTTTTAGAGACTTATGAAGACACTCAAAGCTCTGCTGGTTTACTTAGATTGATTGATGGAGATGGAGATGAAACTAAGATAATGTTCAGAGGTTATGAAGTTATTGTTGTTAAGGGGTGGGATACTCAATTAGCTGATACGGATAACCCTCACGCAGCAACATTCGGAGCTAATACAACTGTTTGGACTACTCCAAAAAACTTAATCTTAGCTACAAATGTAAGCGACCCTAAATCTCAAATTGAGATGTGGTATGAGAAGAAAGATGAGAAAGTTTATACAAGAATTAGATATAAACAAGGTGCTCAAATCTTACATCCAGAGTTAGCTTCATTGCTTTACTAACATAATATAGGGGGCGTTAATTCGTCCCCTTAACTTAATAAAATAAATATAATGGCAGAATTACAAAATGATGTATTGGTAGACTGTAACAGTAATAACCGTAATGGAGGTATAAAGAGAATATTTGTGTCAAATAGAGAGAACATTGACACTTTTACGGCTGGTTTAGTTAATGATTACACGTCCGTAACTATGGATGCTACTTCTGATGTTTGGTTTGAGGTTCAGATAGATGATAAAGCTGGGTCAATAATTAGTGAGCCAACAAACGAAAATGGAAGCACAATGAATGCTAACACGGTTGAGGCTACAATCCCTAAGTTAGATAAGACTAAGGCTTTTGCTTTACAACAATTAGTTGATAGCTGTAAAGTTATTGCAATAGTAGAAACTTATAATAGCACAGGAACTTACAACCAAGCTTTTGTAGTAGGTTATGATGAAGTTTTAAAAAAGGATGCAGCTTTAATGTGTTTAGTTGCTCAAACTTTAGAAACTGGTTTACAGGGCCAGAATGCTTATACATTAACAATGGAAGGCGAATCAAAAGAATTAATAAGAGAGTATGTTGGTACTATCGTTGCTTATGACGGTGGCTCTAACACTATTGTTAACTTTGGTTCATAATATTAGAGGGTGGTTAATTCCACTCTCTTTATAACATAAAAAATATGTATAAAATAAAAAAGGCAAGTGTAGGAAAGTTGTATTGTTATTCTAAGGGGTGTTTTCCTTTAAATGACAACTACTTAAAACAATCAGTACTTAAACAACTATTTAAAGATAATTGCGAGCATATATACTATGGAGAAGCAAAAAGAACAAGCGAGGAAACCAAGACATCGGAAAGTACCGCAAAAGAAGATATTAGCAATAACAACACAAGACGCAAAACCGACAGAGGAAAAGCAAACAAAAAACGAACAAACAACTAAATGGTATCCTTTTTTTAAGGATTCAAAAAACACATATATTAATGATTTAGCTTTAAGGGCAAAAAGAAGTCCTACTCATGGAGCTATATTACAATCTAAAGCCACTTATACAGGGGGGCAAGGCTTTTTATTTTTCAAAGATGATGAGCCAATAGCAAAAAAAGATTTAGACACTAAGTTTAAAAACTACATTAGAAGTGTAAATAGACACAACGACACACTACATACCTTATTTGGTTTAGGAGCTTATGACTATGCTTATTCAGGTAACCACTATATAGAGGTTGTAAAGTCAGATACTTACACAAGTTTATTTTATCAAGATGCTTCAAAGGTAAGAGTAAATGATGATACAGCTTTCATAAGTGCTTATTGGAGAGATATTGAAAATAATCCATACTACAATAAAACAGATTATCCAGTTGAAGAAGTTGAGCTTTGGAATGGGGATATTAATACAAGGCAAAAAAGATTTATTTACCACATTAAAAACACAACTCCAGAATATGATTATTATGGGTTGCCAGAGGGGGTAAATGCTTTATTATGGGCTGACATTGAATACAAAATCCCTCAATTTAATTTAGACTTATTTAAGAATGGGTTTTTTCCAAGTATAGCAATGAGTATTATTGGTAGCAACCCTCCAGAGGGAATGACGCCCCAAGAATATGTAGAAGCTATAAGGGACGGTTTTACGGGGGAAGGTAACAATAGTAAAATGTTTATTCAAATGGTTGAGAGCTTAGAACAGGCAGCTCAAGTAACTGAATTTAACACTACAAGGGACGGTCAATTTACAGAGCTTCAAGAATTAGCAACTAAGAATATTATATCAGCTCATAGATGGTTTCCAAGTTTGGCAGGTATTTCAACTGCTGGAGCTTTAGGTAGCAATCAACAAATAAGAAATGAATACAACATTGCTTTAAAAAGTGTTATTATACCTTTCTACCAAAAACCATTATTAGGAGCTTATGAAAACTTAATAAGAATAGCTGGTTTTGATTATGATTTAGACATAATAAATGTAGCTCCAGTAGGAATAGAGGATAATATAGACCCTAAATTAGTATTGACTTTTAATGAGCAAAGAAAAATTTTAGGATTTGAAGCAGACGAAACAAAAGAAGGAATTTATTTAAAAGATAAAAATGAGCCTAACACAGGAAATGATGACGGCAGCGGAAGTGAAAACGGAAGCAATAGTCAACAGTAATTTAGACACAGCATACTTGGATGGTCGTATTTTAGATGCTCAAAGGCATTATATTAGACCATTTATAGGTAATGATTTTTACGAAGAGTTATTAACTCAAATTGCTGCAAGCACATTAACAGTAGCAAATACTAACATAATGGTTTATATAAAAAGAGCTTTAGCTTATTATGTTGTTTATGAGGCTTTACCATCTATTAGAGGTCAAGTTAGTAAAGGCGGTGTAATGGTTAATATAAGCTCAACAAGTGAGCCAGCAAGTGATTTAACTTTTGGGTTGATTAGAAATGATTATAATTCTAAGGCTGAAAGGTATATGAAAGAAATAGATTTTTATATAAAAGATGTTAGAAAGGATGATTCTACTGCTTATCCTTTATACTGTAAAAATCAAACTCAAACAAGTGGAATAATTATATATTAATGATTTATAAAACAGCAATATCACCTTACTCGATAAAAGAAATAGATGCCGAAACAACATTTCTTTTAGACTTATATTCAGGTGCTATATCTGCTCACTCATTCAGATTATTAAAATCAAGCTATACAGGAAGTTGTATAAGAGTAAGGAGGTCTATTGATAATTTAGAGCAAGACATAGGATTTTTAAATGGTTATTTAGATACTGCTTCAATGCTTACATTTTGTGGCTTAGGAAATGGATACATTGTTACTTGGTATGAGCAAACTGGATTGGGTTATGACGTAACAAATTCAACAGCAAGTGAGCAGCCTCAAATCGTATCAAGTGGAACTTTAATCACAGTTGGTGGGTTTGTTGCATCAGATTATGATGGCTCACATAGTTATTTAACAGCAGGTTTAGGTAATTCGTTAAATTATGTCGATAGTATTAGTTTATTTAGGGTAGGTAGTTCAGATAGTATTGCAGCAGGTAAAAGGCTTTGTTCAGACGATAAAATCGGGGTGCAAGGTTATTTTATTGACTACTTTAACAACACAAGCAGTTCGTATAATGATGGTACAGGCTATATAACAGCAAACCAGTCTATATTAGCAGCCTCAACGCATTTTGTTTATTCAACTTGCGTAAAAATAAACGGAAATGTTGAAATAGATTTTAACGCTTCTAATGAAACCAGTAGTTTAGCAGCTTGGGATGGTTCAATAGGTACAAGTGGGCAAGCAGGTTATTCTATTGGCAGCGGTGCGGATGGTGGACAGCTTTACGATGGAAAAATACAGGAAATAATAATTTTTGGTTCTGATAAATCAAGCGATAAAACAGGAATAAGAGAAAATCAAAATAACTATTATAATGTTTACTAATGGAATGTATTAGATTTAACACAAACAAAGAGGCAAACGCCTTTATTAAAAATGTAAATAGTGGAGAGGGTTTCCCTGTTGCTAATGGGTTAACAAAGTCTTATTGCAAATTTATTAATTATGAAGGAGGTATTTACATAAAAATTGATTCAGTTATTGAAAAATACATTTCAAATGAAAATATTGTTAATATAGAATTTATTTATAATGATTAAAAAGAATTTACCTTTTCATTGGAAGGAAATAGAGTGTAGTTATATAAAGGTTAATGAGTTATGACTAATACAGAGATAATATCAACAATATTAGGCAGTTCTTTAGTTACAGGGTTAGTAGGTTGGATTTTAGGTAAACGGAAAGAAGACATTGAGGTTGCTTTAAAGTATCAAGAATTTTATCAGAAGCATATTGACGATTTAAAAGAAAAAATATCGGAATTAGAAAAAAAAGTAACTATTTTAATACAGCAAGACGAAAAAAAAACATTATTAATAGACGAACAAAGATTAAATTTATCAAAATGGGAGGAGAACTGTATTAGATTAGAGGGTATAATTAAAGAAAAAGATAGACAAATAGCAAAATTAGTAAAAGAATGAAAGAAATAATTTTAGATATAATAGGAGTGTTATTTATAATAGCTTCAATAGTTTTTTTTTATTTAGATAAAATAGATTTTACACAAGGAACTTTTTTAGGGGTTGCTGGGTTGACTTTATTTGTGTTTAAAGGCTCAAATGTAAGGACTTACATAACTAAATTATTAGATAAGTATTTTAATAAATGAGAGCAATTAAATACATAGTAATTCATTGTACTGCAACCAGTAAAAATACTACAATAAAATCAATTAAGAATTATTGGAAAAATAACTTAGGTTGGAAGTCTTATGGCTATCATATAATAGTAAAACCTAATGGAGATGCTATTGAATTAACACCATTAAATAAAATAGCGAATGGTGTTAGAGGTTACAATCACAATTCAATACATATAAGCTATATAGGTGGTATAGATGACAAAGGAAAGCCATTTGATAGTAGAACAACAGAACAAAAAGAAACACTCTTAAAAATTGTTAAATCATTAAAAGAAATATATCCAGAGGCAATAGTTCAAGGACATAGAGATTTCCCAAAAGTTTCAAAAGCCTGCCCAAGTTTTGATGCTAAAAATGAATATATTGAAATATAGTTTAATAATATTAGGTATTTTAATGGTTGGCTGCAATCCTTTTATTTCAAAAGATTTAAGAATAAAGAATAAGTGTAATAGAAAATTAGAAAGAGTTACAAAGAAATGCCCAGAGCTATTAAAAAAAGACACTCTAATAGCTAATTTAGATACAACAATAGTAACAAATGAGGTTAGAGTTGATACTTTAGTAAGTACTAAACATGATACTATTGAGATAGTAAAAAATAAATTCAGAGTTAAAATAGTAAATTTAATAGATACTTTGTTAGTAGAGGGGGGTTGTGATGCTGATACTATAATTGTAACAAGAACTATTAGAGTTCCTTATAATGTAGTTAAACCAATAGAGCTAACACCTTTTGAGAAGTTTGCTAACTGGATGAAGCCCTATTGGTGGTTATTAATTGTTATTTTAACTATTTATATTGTTTATAAAAAGTTGCTAAACTAAAAAGGCATTTTATTATTATCTCTTAAATTAGGTATAGCCATTAACTGCTTACCTATAAATAACTTTCTAAACCTTTTTGATGATTTAACACCGTTTGGGCTAATATCATAAATTCGAGCCAATTCAGAAATAGTGTTAACTTCTAATTTATGAGCTGTTAGTTCTAATATTTGAACTAACTTTTCTTTATCATTCTCTTTATCTACTTCTATAAGTAGTTGATTTTTAGTTTTTTCCATAGTTATAAATTTATAATGTTATATATACGGTTGTTAGCAAACATTAAAACGATTTGCTAACACGGTATATAGTTAATGCCTAAGTCCGTGCTTAATTCAATCGTTTGTGCTTGTTTACCCATAATTAAATATTTTTTTGCCCACGCTCTTTTGCTACGCAATTAGGTTTAAGTAGCTTTACAAAAGCAATCTGTTTCAAATTCAAATAAATCACATTGTTGTTTATCTAATTCGTGTAAATCGTATGCTTTAGTAAATTGTTGTTCTGCCATTTTTACAAGTTGCTCAACACTTACATTAGTCCTTAAATCAAATCTTGGGATTGATTCACTACTAAATTCATTTTCCATATTTAACCACCATTTAGCCACTTCTGGTTGTTCTTTAATTATTGTTAATCGTTTTTTTAAAGACTTCTTAAAGCATAAATCACAATTACCTTCATAATCTTTTAACTGTAAGTCAAAAGGTTGTCTATCCCACCAATCACGTATAAATTTGTTATCAACTTTTAAATCATAAATCAATGGGTAAATTATGTTTTGTTCTTTAGCCGCATTGCTTTCACGATGTCTTTCATCATATCTAATTCCCATTGCGGTATAAACTTCGTCATATCCTAAACTTTTAACAAACTTATTTATTGGTGCAAGTTTCAATTCTCTTGTGCAATTAGAAGCCATATTGTTTGGTAAAGGATATTTTTTAAGCATTGCTTCAAATGGTTGCCCGTTACGACTTGCAGTTTCATAATCAACTACTTTAAATGTAGTTCCAACGCCTTTCTCATCTTGTACGTCAGCTTCAAGCCAAACAATATTTAATCCCCATTCTTTATCACATTTATTTATAAAATCTAAAGTTTCTGGAAACTCTTTCCCTGTGTTTGCAAATATGTAAACCTTATCAAAATCTTTATATTTTGCATACTCTTTTAACATTAATCCCATAAAAGCAGATGTTCTTCCACCACTAAATGTACACACTAATAATTTACTTTTTTTCATTTTTTGTTTTATTAAAATTGTCTATAAAATAAAATAAATCATTCATTGTGTTATTCCATTCTTTTGTTTTAAATTCAGGAATATTACTTTTAATTTTCTTTTTTTTTGCCATCGCTCTAAAAAAATATTTAATTATTACTTCTGTTCTTAATTCAAAGGTCTGTGCTATTTACACGGCACTAACCATATACCAATACGTTAGCAGCCATTCAAAACACTATTATACCTTTGTTCAAGCCTTTTAATACATCTATTTATAGTGTCAATGTCGTTCACATATTTCCTGCGTAATTCAGGAAATGTTCCTGCAAAACCTTCAA